ACTCTAAATTTTCGTTGTTACTCAACCCAGGTGCATTACCACCAGCAAGAGTATCTACTTCTGTTGACCTTTCACCACCTCTACGTGGAAACCAAAAATCTTCGGTCATGGTCATCATTTTCTTAGAATCAGATATTTCACCACTACTAGAATTATACTGTAGCTTATTCTTATGGCGAGCCATCATATCTCTTAAATACTGCTCTGCTTTATTCTTAGGTAAGTTACCTACATCAATATAAAAGATTCTGCGTTCTGGTGCTCTAGTTAACGTATAGATGACAACAGCATCTTCTAACATACGTAACTGATTCAAACCTTTAATCGCAGGATGTAGGTGAGATAGTACTAAAGCATTATTCTCACTCATCAATCCTGAAGTAACTCTAGCAATAGAATCCTTGGATATCTTAATTCCCGACGTGCTGCTAGCAGGTCCGCCTGCTCCTGTACTTGAATTCAGAAACCCTGATTCAGAATACATGTAATACTCATTCTTAACCGACTTAATCGGAACACCAGAATGAGGATCCTTTCCTTTCTTATCAACTTCACGTATTAACTTTAGCTTACGTGGATCAACATATCGTAATTCAATAACACCTTTCTTGATGTCTTTAGGATCAATTACGATATGGTAATTAAGTCTTCCATCTACGTAGAACTTTTGAAACATATCATACGCGTTATTAGTAAAATCAAATAACGCAAGTATAGTATCAAATTCTTTTACAATTGATTTCTTTACTTTATCAGATAGATCTGTTTCACCCAAACTGACTTCAACAACTCTATCATTAGTATCGACACTAATTGCTTCGTTAACTATATCATCTACAGCAACATTAATCTCAGGCTGCATCGCCATAGCACGATATTTTGTAATAAGTTCAGACTCTGTTTTAGCAGAACCTTCCATATCCAATATCGTATTATAAAAACCACCGAGCGCATTACCAACCGTAATCGCTCCATCATCGTTAGAGGGTTCGGCAAAAGATACTGGTAAACTAGTATCTTCTTCTGTCCTCTTTATATCAAAGCCGAAAATCTTCAAAATGTCACCTTTTATTATATAAAATTATGTAGTTGGATTTCCAGTAGTACCTTCAACCTTCCATAGGTCGTATGCAAAGGTAACACCGAATTCCTGAATCGTATCATTACTAGACCAATCCATAGTGATCGCGTCTGTACTGACTGGGAACAATCCTTCAAACACGTACGTACGAATCGCCGTACCGTCTTTGCTGTATTGAGTAATCAATGCATTGGATTTATAATCTTGTGGTAACGCTCTAGTGTTTGAATCATGCGAGTTAATCGCGTTGAGCCAAGCTTCTATTGAGTTACGTACCAAGAAGTCTTCGTCGTTAATGATTGTAACTGCCCAATCTGCAAACGTTCTATCACCAGCATATTTAACCTGTCTACCAAAATATGGAACAGTGAATTGCCCTACTGTACTTTCGGGCAATCCAGCTGTCTTAATCATAAACGGCGCCTTAAAATCGGCTGACGGATCAATAGGGTTCAGAATTTGCACTTGGAATAGATTGGAACGAGCACCACCGCCGGTAAGCTGTGATTTAAACTCATTTATATTAAATGCCATTCTTATTCTCCTTTATATTTTATATATTTATTAAGTTAGTGAACCAACAATTTCTTCAAACTCAACACCGCTGCGAGTAGCAACAAATGTAAGCTCAATGTTATTGATTGAACGTGCAGGCTTAATAAAGATATTAGCTCTGAATTTACCTTGGTCAATGACGGCAGGAGTATTTACAGTTGCATCAGATATGACTCTGAAATCAACGATTCCGCGCCTACCTTGAATATCACGTAGGAATGGTTCAACAATTCCTTTAAACTGTGCTTGAGTGAATTCGTCGTTCAATTCAAACAAGAACGATTGCGCTGCATTAGCAATTGATTTCTCAACAGCAATAAACAATCTACGAACGTTAATTCTATCGAAAGCACTGTTCTGACCTAAACCAGTCTTATCACCAAACAGTACAATTCCTTGTCCTACTTGACTCATTACTGGGTTAACTTCATTGCTATACAATTGATCTCTTTGAGCTTTATTAGGATTGAACGCAAGTTTAACAACATTCTTGATTACGCCCTTGCGGAAACCAGCAGGAGATTCGTAAGGTTCAACTCTCGAAGCAAGACCAGCAACATCACCGTTAAGCGGAGTGTATCTATAAACATCGTTATAACGATCGTATCTATACTTATAACCTGAATCAATTACTGAGTAAGAAGATGAAGGTAACGAGTTACGATAGTCAATTACGTTGGATAACATTTTTTCTGTCTTGCTTTCATCAACAACGTCTGAACTAGCCGGTGAGATAAACGCAATACAATCTTTTCTGTAATCTGCAACATTCGAGATAATGTACGTAGCAAGATTACCTGCGCTATCACCTTTACCTTGAAGTACAAAAGAAACATCAATTTCGTTTGCTGATTTAAATAAATCGTAACCACCGGCAAGATCTGCTAGAGTTGCATCTGATTCTGTTCTACCTGCTACTGCCCCGGCTAATGATTCATAAGATGAAGCAGAGGTGTTAGCTTCAAAGTGAGCAGTGTTTGCTACCTGAACCCATGCAGACTCTTGAGTAATTATATCTTTATAATAATTAGTCTTACCACTTGATAATTTAGCAGAAGTTGTTGTAGATACATCAGTATATAGTTCTAAGACCGAATCAGCAGTACCGCTAACTGAACCGTCTTGGTCAATAACAGCAATGTGATAGTTTCCATCTTGAGGCTTTTTGGCAAACAAACCTGACCATGCCCACTTTCTATCAATCTTCAACTTATTTAAACTAGTTTCAGGTAAAGTATATTTACCATTGAAAGTAATATCGTAACTGTATGCTGCAATTAATGCATCGTCAGTTTCAACAGTACCACCGGCGTTTCTTGCTACTTCAGCAATTGAGGCAACAGGAATATTTTGATATCCTACTGAGTTGTTACCGATAACGAATACGTCGTCAATATCAATGTCTGCAATTGGTAACTTGTTAGCCTTAGAAACTTCGAAACTCACGTTGGCGCTATTAAAGGCGATCGTATGAGTAAGGTCAGTATTGCCAGTTATTTTGTTTGTTGGTATATTAGATGTACCATCTTCTCCCATTTCAACGATAACACCTTCATATGCTTCGCTGCGAACATATGCAACTTCTAATGAATTCCCCAATACTCCTGGGTATAAACCTTTGAAAGCTCCAGATGTATCAGTTGTAGTTGTAACATTATTTGCTGTAACTCTTGTATAGGTATCTGCATGGGTTGCGCCGTTATCGACACGAGCTACATACAAAGCGTTTGAGTACGAAAGGTAATCTGCAGCTGTAAAAAATGTTTCGTAGTTGGTGTCGTCAGGCGAGCCGTAACGATTAACCAATTCATTTTCTGAGCTAAGCAAAATTGCTTCACCTACAGGACCCCATCTAAACACTCCGGCTATTGCTGCAGGTGGCGTTGCGATGGCAGGAACCGATGCTGATGCGTCTACCTCTCGAACAATTACGGAAGGACTTACGGAAAAAGCCATATTATTCTCCTTTAATATTATTATCTAAAAAATATTCTTTTAATTTATTTAGTTATCACAGTTTTATTTATAAAAAAAGTTAATAGTACATTTCTTTAAAACATGCGATCGTGTTCTGGATATTCGATCCACCCTTGTGCATCAGGGATATCGTCTCCAGTATCAATGAAGCCAAAAGGTAGTAATTCGTCATCAAGCTGTTGTTCTGTCTTTTCTTTTAGTGCTGCTAAAGTATTAATATCTGTTAATTCCCTAAAGAATCTCTGGTCTGATAACCATGCAAATAATACTAAAGTCATTACAAGATCGTCGTTAGATCCTGTCTCTGCTTCATAACTGTTACCCTTTTTACTAAACCGCGATAACTCCTGTATTGTAGTGTAATCTTGTATAATTAACTGATTTTGCTCAATTAATAATTTCAATATAGAACAACCTTTTGATTTTACACTACGTGTTGTTCGTATTCCATGATCAGATCTTTTTCCTCCAAAGTTCGATACTTGTTTACCAGCTCTGCCAGCATTTTCAGTAAAGAGAAGGTTTTCGTAGCCGTAGTCCATTAAGAGTACATCGGAAACTTGCTCACCGATATCGTTAATTTCAACTAATACTGCTGCCTCATTGTACATCAGCCCTATTCTATATATAACAGACGCAAAGTCAACTGGACTTACAGTATTATCTCTATACACACATACTTGTTTATAAGGCATCTCTGTTGTGTCTATTACATTGAACGCAGAATAGTCAAGTCCTTTACCTCTTGACACATCTACTATCATAACATATGAACGGTCTGGTTGTACTATTTCGTATTGCGTAATATGTTCGCTTTCTGCAATTGGTCTCGATGGCGCAAGTTCTTTAAGTTTTGCTCCACTTATTAGAGTACCAGAAGATCCAAGAAACTGACAGCAGTATTCCTGATTAAACTTCTCCATATCAAAATCTAATGCTTCGAGAGTTTCATCTTTCCACTGTTCATCTCTGCCTGGGACATCGTACCACATAACCTCAACGTATTCATAACCGTTTGTACCTTCTTTAGCACCTTTACAGGTTTTCCAAAAATGATTCAATCCGTTGGGGGTGGAGGTCATTAATAATTTTGTTGTTTTACCAGATGATATCGTTGGATATACAGAAGCAAAGAATTCATCAAACCCTTCAATAAACGCAACCTCATCTAGATATAGGAATGATATTGACTTACCACGAATAGCAGATGATGTAGTAGTACCTGCGTATATCTTACAACCGTTTTCTAAAGTAATGTTACCTTTGTTCCATTCTTCAATACCTTGCTGCATCCACTTAGGTAGTGCTTCATATGCTAGTTGTATACGGCCCAATACCTCTCTTGCAGCATCACCCTTGTTTGCCAATACGGCAACAGTTTTAAATTCATTAAATAGGATGTAGTGTAATATAACAGCTACTGCAGTGGTTGTTTTACCTGCCTGTCGTGATGTTAATACAGCAGCACGCCTTTCATCTGTAATCTTTCGCACAATATCTTTTTGGTAATCGTACATCTTCATAGGTATTAAGCCATGATCTACGTGTACAATTTTAATATAGTTTTCAGCAAAGTAAATCGGATCATTGGCACACTTCATATACTCTTTAAGCATCTCAGGAGTAAATTCAATTTGCTCACCTATCTTCTTGAGATAGGAGTTACCTAAGTAACCTTTATCCATCAGGCTTTTCGCCTTTAATCATTTTAAGTAAATCAGAGGTAGAAACTATTAGATTATTATTAGTAACTTGTGCTTGTTGTGAAGTATCTTCTTCTTTAGCATATCTACGCTTTGTTGACATCTCAACGTAATCTTTGTTTGCGTCAAGTAATGTTTTCATTAGAGTGGATACAACTTCAAATGCTCGAGGAGACTCTGACTGTTTTGCGATACTGGTCATTTCTCTAACTGCATCATCTCCAAGATTAATAATGTTTTCGATATTCTTTTTCGCTAATTCTATATCTGCTAGATTTTCGTCAGCCAATTTTTCTATTGGAACTGGTGGTTGGAATACAGATTCTTGTGGTAGGTTCTTAACGTCGTCTACCATCTCACCTTCAACAACTTGAGGAATAGTCTTTTCAACAGTTTCATCAAGCGGTCTCATATTCAACGCTTGTGCAATGCTTTCATCACTCATTATGTTTCACTCCAATTCATATAGTATTATTTATCGCGCAAGCTTGCCTCAGCGAAGTACTACTAAATCTATGGTCTCTATTATTAAAAAATAAATCAATATCTCGTCTACGACAGATATCTTTTCCTGTAAAATCTTTATCTCTATATTCATCACCTAAGATTCTAACATGAATTGTATATAACTCAAGAATATCTTCTAGGTCTTGTTCTGTTGAATACGGAATGATTTCATCAACGTAACTTACAGCTTTAAGTTGACTATATCTCTCAACGATTGTTTGTATAGGTGGGTTCTTGTTATCTCTATCAAATGACGGATCCATTTGTAACCCAACGATTAAATATTCGCACTGTTCTTTTGCTTCTCTTAGCATCTGAACGTGACCTGCGTGTAGTAAATCAAAGCTACTACATGTAAAACCTATTCTCATAATATATCTCCTGGCGTATCAGTTCTTAACTTGGCGCCGTATCACTTATTGTTTCAGCATAATCCCAGTTATCATCAAAATCAATCAAACTATAGTCAATTGATATACTTGCATCTGTTGTTGGTGCGCTGTTTGCGTCAACGCCAGGCTGTAGTGTTTGGAATTCTTCAAACTCTGTATTAGTTGGTGTATCAGTTGCCAAACGCGTATCCATGAATTTAATAACTTTCTTATCTTTTTCTGGACCAAAGAACCAACCTTTCATTGTGAAGTCTAATTGATATACGATAGCTCTTCTTGTTTCAAAGCCACCTTCGTAAATATCTTCTGATGATACACTGTTTAATATTAACGGTATATCAAGTGGTTCCAATTCAGGAATCATTCTTACAGTACTTGTATAATCTGGATTGAAGAATGGTAAAACCTGTTCTAACAATTTAACAGCATCTTCGTTATATTTTGCCATTATGTATAATGAGAATCCCATATTATATGGAGTTCCTGCATATACGAATCTTCTATTACCACCTTGTACATCGGCAGTAGTTTTTCTTACTCTTCTTGTAGGCGAAACTTTTCTTTCAGCATCATAATCAAAACTAGTTAGTTCAAAGGACATACGAGGTAACGCAATTGCGAAAGGCCTTCCACCTATTGTATTGCCAGCAGCATCTTGTGCTGCACCAGCTTGTAGCCCAGGGTCTTGGTCAAGTCGAGCTAATACTTTTTGATAAGGAGCATACGATATAGGCACAATTTGTCTTTGGTTCAATGTACCGTCAGTTGATGTTCTTCTTACCTCTAACTGATTAAAGTATGTACCGAATAAAGCTACGTACTTACGAATAGATTGATTATAAAAATAATTTGCGATGGCCATTAGTAGTCACCTATTGTAATATTTTCACTGAATGGATCTACTTCTGAAAAGTCAAGAATACCATCAGCTTCAATTTCGAAGTCATAGTTGCGAGCCAAGTCGTCAGTAGTAGATATTGCGTTTAGAGTTGCAGTGTTAGAAACTAAGATATCAGTATTATAGGCAGCAAAGTAATTATCAATAGTATCACGACCTGTATTAAATCGCTGATTACTATATTCTAATAATTCGCATGTCATGTCATATATCTGAGTCTTACCCATTTGATAGAATACACTTTCATGTTCAACATATGTTATCTCAAACATCTTTTCGTTTAATGGGAAGTAAATTAAATCGCCTTCTCTTGGACGAATAATACTAGTAGCATCTCTAGTTACGTGTCTCTCAAAAGTTCGATTAGCAACTGACAGAGTTAACTGATCACGGATCTCTAATCCAAACTTAGAAAGGAAATCCCCATCTCCTTCAAAACCTTCCATGTTCTTAACATAGGTTTCAAACTCAAAAGTTTCATCGTATGATGGGAAGTCATCTTCATTAAAAATATTATCACGACCTTTAATTGCCTTGGTAATATAAATGACATCTACACCATACTGCTTGATTGATTCAATTACTAAATCATCAATTAGTTCTTGCTCTGAAACTCTAGAGTAATTGTTGAAGAATGTATTAGTAGCCATACTTTATCCAATATAGTTATATGAAAGAGGTTGTAGGTTATTCACTGCGTCTTCTTCCATAGCCTTTCTTTCTTCCCTACCATCTGCGAGTATCTGTTCCCCGTTAAATTGAACTCCACCAACTAATGACATTCCTGTAAACTTAGTTAAGTTATTACCCCATTGCTCTTTAATTAAAGCTGAGGTATAATTCTGTAACCAACGATCTGTCCATACATCAGAGTAACTTGCTGGATCTACTACATCGTAAGCTTCAATAATAATATATTCGCCTACACCTAGTGATCCTTGGTCGACATCAAGAAATAGTTTATTCACGTGTTTGTTATATCTTATCATAGGTTTGCCAACAAGCATTTCTTGCATAAACTCCATGTGAGTCATTGCCATGAAATAGTTACTTACATTATAACCTGTGATATCTTCGAGATTGTTTAGCACAAACTGATATTGTACATTAAAGATTCCTGACCCAGCAGATATACTTGACTGTAGATTAAATATACCAGAAACTCCAAGGAGTTGAGGAGGCAGAGTTACATAACCGTTATCTTTATCAGTTTGAGTAATTTGGTGTTTAAGATAAACTAACTGACTGCCATTATAGTGATAGTCTCTCCAAAAATCAACAGCTTCATCAATACGATCGTCTATCTGTTCATCAGAAACATTAATGTCTATCACTGGAGCACCGAGTTTTCTCATTACCCAATCTTTAAAAGTTGCTCTT